ATCCAATGATAAGAACTCTCTGTCCACATACACAACCCATTGATTGGTTGAGTTGTACTTCATGGTCTGCATCATGGCTCGCAAGCGTCGGCCAATGGGAGTGAGTGTGCCATCTTCACGCTGCACCAACTGTTCACCTGTGCGTGGATCCACCCACTTGATGATCTCTGGTCGAACTCTACCAAACTTGTCAATCTTCTCACCATAAGGTCTTGGTTCAATGGGACCCAGCACTTCATATGAGATAGTGCCGTTTTTGTACTTGCGAAACATGGTGTGCATCTTGCGACCCTGTGCGTGATACTCAGGGTCAGAGTGTGGCACAAATGGTGAGTAGTATTCATTTTGCAGTTGGTCACGATCTGGCAGGCCAGGATCTCTGACAGGCAGTTCTTTCATGGGCTCCTCTGGCACTAGGTCAGTTTTCTCCAGATAAGGATTGTCATGACCAATGAACTTGGGATCCACATCAGCACCGTTCAGCACATCCATGGCCACTTGATATTTCAGCTTGTTGGCACGACCTTTGAGGTTCAGCACAATGCCTGTTTCGTCAAACACAAAGCGTTCAAGGTCCCGGGCAGTGGGAAAGTCTGTCATCAAGCCTTCAATGTCAAAGTCTCGACTCTGAGTGGCAGGTTCCACAGGCTTTGCAAGCGCGGCCCGTTCGGCTCGGGTTTCTTTGGTGGGGGTTTTTTGGGGCTCGTCGTCCCAGATGTTGCTGTCGCCAGCAGAGGTTGGAGTTTTGTTCATATCATATCCTTTCTAAACAAATCAAAAAACACTGACCAACCCTGTGTTGGCCAGTGTGAGGGTTATTTAATAACCTGAAGTGGCACCTAAAGCACCACGGCGTCCGCCACCTGACTTTTGTGGTCGAGCAGCGTTGCCCTTTGTGGGTCCTCGTCCAACATTGGTGTTGGTGTGTAGACCTTCTACTGTTCGATCTCTGAAGCCTTCCATGCCACGACCACGGGACGCTACTGCGTCTGTGATCATGTCAGCCAACTGTGACTTTTCACTGCCGGTCTTTGATTTCTCAGCCATGAAGTCAGCTCGCTTTGAGCCTGTGTTGTGGTTGCCAGTTGTGGGGCCACGCTTTTGGTTGATGGGTTTGGCCTGCATGTTTGTGGTTGATATTCTCATGATGTTTCCTTATGCTACTGTGTAGCCTGACACTTCAGTCACAGTGGCTGCTGCCGCCTGGATCTGAGTTGGGTATGCGAATGGTGATCCATCCAGGGTGCTCACTCTCACTGCCACTGTCACTGTGTTGCCAGTGTTGTTGAGGTAAGTGGTTGACAGTGGTGTGCCTGCCAGGGCTGTGGGTCCAATGGCAGCGTTGGTGCCTGTGTTGACCCAACCGTATGTGGCTGGTGTGTTTGTGACATTTAAGAACGCATTCAATTGGTAGGCAATGTTGGCAGTGCCAGCAAGACCAAATGTACCAGAAGAGATGTTGCTGGTGATGTCTGTGCCCACATTGGCTGTGACTGCACTAAAGGTCACCTGCTGTGGTGATGCGGCTGTGAGATATTGTGTGGCGCCAGTAACTGGAGGGAATGCTGTGCCAGACGCCACAAATGTCATGCCTGTAGTTGAGCCTGCTGTAGTAATCACATTGGCTCCACCAGGAGTGGCACTCAGCACAAAATTGCTTGATTGGTTGGTGCCTGTGATGTAATAGGTGGCAGGGCTTGTGTAGCCGGTGATTGAACCTGTTCCCAGTTGCGATCCTGACACTGTGACGGTGTCACCAATGTTGTAGGTGTTGAATTCAGCAGTGGTGAATCCACCTGCTGTGTTGGCTATCACAACATTGCCTGGATTGATTCCTGGAATAGTTGTCACAGTTGAGATGGTGAATAGATTCTGACTGCCTGTGTTGATCACAGTTTCTAATGCTGGGGTAATTACTGTGGCCATGTTAAATCACTCCTGGGGTTACAAACACATTGCCTGTGGCTGAATCACCAGCCACTGAAATGTAAAGATTGCCAGCCTGGTAAGTGGAGTCCACACGGATCAACACAGCTGAAGCAGCACCTACCACAACACCAATACCATTGGCACCAGAAGTAGGAATGGACGCATTGGTGTCAAGACTATCAAATGAATAATTCACTGCCACAACATTGGCCACATCTGGATTCACAACATACAAACAGTTGGGCACGCCTGTACTGCCTGGTGTGAGTGTTACTGATGTGTCTGTTGAGTCATCAGCGTAGGCAACTATTACTGAGCGGCCTTGAGGGATAAATGGTACCATTTGAATTTATTCCTTAGTATTGTTTCTTTGGGCCGTAATTGAAGTCATTCTGACCAGCGGCTGTGGTTGGCTTGGAACCTTTTGACAATGCACCATAAGAAGGTCCACCAGATTGACCAATACGGATTTGATCTGGATTACCTTTGTAGTTCTGTCCGGCCGATGGCATCCATGCACGGGTACCACCAGGGTTGCGAACTTGACTTCCACGGTTGATTGAGTCACGCACTGAACCTTGCTTGGGCACTGCTGGAACAGCTGATGTTGGAGGAGCACGATAGGTGTCATTGGTCACTGACTTCATGGCACCTGGTTTGCCTGGAGCGCCGCAGCCCATGTTGCCTTTGGTAGGGCCACGACCAAAGTCCACGGTGCGACCATCATTCATGTGGCCTGACCAGGCGTTGGTTTGATATTTGGAACTGTGCTTGGGAGCCATGCTCTCCATGCCATCAAAGTTCATGTTGCGGTCGGATTGATCTCGTGCTGCTTTCATTTTGTTTTTCCTTTAGGCATCTTGGCCATTTTGTCTTTCTTCATAGTGGCTGAGATTTTCTCACCCATCTTTTTCTTCTTACCTGCCACAGCGTATGCAATGGCCACTGCTTGCTTCATGGGCTTGCCGGCTTTGAGTTCAGTAGAGATATTCTTCTGAAAGGCCTTTGGGCTTTTTGATTTGTCTAATGGCATCGGTTTTCCTTTAACATTTCCATCTGGCTCGTGCTGCCTTGCCACGCTCACCAGTCCAACTGCTGCTGCGAGCACAAAAACTCTTGTGTCTTGGGCCTGTGGCAGTTGGTGCTTTGAGATCACTTCCGGTTGCCCGGTTGTATTTCTTACGGCCTTTCTCAGTCAAACCAGCTCCACGGCTTACTGGCAATTTCTCGCCACGACCAACAGATAGTTTAACAGCCTTCTTCATATTGTTATTTAGTTGGGTGCTTTAAGACCAGCGATTTGAGCTATTGCTTCTGCAAATGCTCGCTGCTTGGCCACAATGGTATCTTCTGAATCTGTGACTTCAACATCAAATAGATTGCTGGCCACTTTGTCCACCAACAGCTTCTCATACACCACACGGTGCTTTCTGTCTCCGTCCAGGATGGTGTCACGATAGCCTTCCATGAGACTGGTGATGAATGGCTTGCCTACCACACGCTCGGCTTCTTCCAACAGTTGCTTGCCAGAGATCTTGTTGGTTGAACCTTTGGGTCTACCGCCTCCAGGTCGTGCTCCACCGCGTGTGGGAGCTTTCCGTCGAGGCTTCTTTGACTGAGCAGGCTCAGTTGATTCTGTTTGTTTTTCCGTTGTCATACGGATATTTAGCCAGAACAAAAAAGCCAGCATATTACACTGGCTAAATATGTCAGAGAGGACCCGACATGAAACTACCCAAACTTAAACACTATTATTTTGCAATGACTTCAGATGAATACATTGCATTTGCTCAATCACGAGAATTGGAAGTTACTGGCACACTGCTGGTAGATTTTGAAACTGGTGCTGTGAGTGGCCGCACTAGATTGATTCTGGCTGCCAGATCAGATCTAGCAGATGAACGCTTTCGTCAGGCCAACAACAACTATATCAAACCTGTGTATGTGTTGAAGATTGCAGCAGCAGACATTGATCGCAGATGTCTCAGTGAAATCGAACCCAATCTCTACGCATACAACAGCCGTTTACGCATAGATCATTGTGGTGTGGAACGCATAGAGTTTGATACTGGATCTTGGACTGATTCAGTCAAAGTGATTGACACAGCAGAGTTGAAACATATATAATAAGATTGTCAGGGCAATTTACGCGACATTTATTGTTCCAGGGTGACGGTGGGCACTCCTGACGAACCCACCACTTTCTCTAACCCTTTTCGTGATAGCAACAAATGAAACATCAACTGCTACTGGAACGCTTGCGTATCCAATCTATCATCAAACGCCTGCGGCGTGAACACGGGGATGATATTGCCATGGACAT